CAAACATACAAAAAAATAATGACATTTACAAGTAATATTCACTTTATTCTCTATTAATGTCATTGTTATAAGACTTTTTAAAATGTCCTGGGTCTATTTGTCTAATAAACATTACTATAAATTTTCCTAGTAAAGTTAGTTTAATATCTTTATTATATTCTATCCCTATTATATTTTTCCCAAATACAAAAGAAATTGTTTCTGTAGAGTCCCCAAATAAAAATTTATCTTCCCCCCTTATTAATAGTGTATTGAAGAGGGGGCCAGAAATAGCATTCCCCAATCTATCAACTGAAATAGAAATTTCTTTAAAATACTCACTAATTTCTGTTTCCCACTCTTCCTTGTAAAGATAATAATAAAAAGCTGAAAATATCATTGAAGGATACATAAGTATCTTTAATAGTAAAAATGCAATTATACATAAAAATATTTGCAATAATATCATCATTTAAATTTTAATTTTCTTTGGTATCCTACAATATAATTTTTATTAACAAAATCATAACCAAAAGAAAATAAATTATTTCTTCTATCCCCTAAACTTATATACGGGGCTAACAAAAGGTTGTTTCCATTAGAACCTAACTGCATACCAGCATATAAAGATATTTTCTTCTTTTCAGGTTGAGTTATTGTAATACTATCTTTTACAAATATACTTAAAGTGTCTACTCTATGAATATATTTTGGAAACTTTGGAGTATATTCTAAATTCTGCTCTATCAAAGAACCGTCTACTTTAGAGAAAATCCTCCCCTTTATTAAACTGTCCTCATATTTAGTAGTATAGTTGTTTACTTTTTCTATACTGTCATATACAGGAACATAGATAGGGATTTTCACATATCTTGTAGTAGTGTCATGAAAATAAATAGTATCTGGTGTTCCTTGAACATAAGTAGTATCCCTTATAACAATTCTTTCTATTGTTGGTTCTACTTCTATTGGGGAATTGGGGGAGCAATATAACATTAGAGCTATTATTACCCCCATTACCACTATGAGGATATGAGAAGTTTTTATCCTCATAGTGTTTACTTTTTTACACCTGAAGACCTTTTTGTTTCTCCCCATTTATAAACAGTAGCTATACCCCCTAAAGAAGTAATAGCTGCAGTTGCAGCACCATCCATCTGATGATATATTGCCCAAGCAGCAATAGCTCCTAGTCCTATTCCAAAGAAAATAGTTACTTTGAATCTTGTTCTATTTGTATTATTTAAAAATTTCATAATTTATATATTTATTAAGGTACTGGAAAATCTAAAAAGTAATCATAAGGTTCTTCCTCCTCACATAGCACATAATCAGCACCTGGGGGTTCAAAACACAATCCACATTTCTCTACAAATAAATCTATCATAGATAGCATTTCTTTATAAGAAAGACAATTTAATTCATCTAAATCAGTGATACAAGTTCCCACAGACGAAGTTAAAACTCCACCAGTAGTTGGGAGACCCACAATTGCAGAATCAGGGTGAAGTAAATCCCCTTCTATATAACCACCTCCCCCAGTTTCTATAACAACGGAAGATATTGTTCCTCCCCCATCTATAGTTACTGTAGCAATTGCCCCACTTCCAGACCCCCCAATTAAAGGGACATTATTATAAACCCCGGGAGTATATCCAGTTCCAGGATCAGTTATTATAATAGAGTCAACAGGGCATGAAGGTATAATATAGGTTTCTAATACATCTAAAGTAGCTCCTAGAATCTTTAATTCCTCTATTTTTTCCTCACAATATATACCTATTTTAAACTGTTCAGCTACTGCTGCTGCTTTAGTAGCAAAACAACAGGACATAAGCTGTAATCTAACGGTAAAATCCTGTAAAGAAAGAGTCTTCATTAAATAATAATTTTAGATATTTTAATTACCCCATTTGATAAAGGGGTAGCTAAAGTAGTATTAGTATATCCCTTTATAAAAAAAGTATCCCCATCCCCTAAAAGAATATTACTTATAAAGTATGTTGTGTTTAGAGTATGTTTCCCAGCAGTAACTCCAACACCCCAATCAACACCTACAGACGTAGGGGGGGCAACTCCTATATTGTTAGTGAGGGCAGTATATACTTGGTAAGTATCACTAGTAGTAGGTCTATACCATAGTTTATCCCCAATAACATAGTTAACAGAAGCATCCCAAACAGTTGAAAGATTATCCTCTATTTTAACTAATCTATCACACTCATTGTCAGGTTGGTAATCTACCCCAACAGCAGGAGTTACCCAACCTTGGAGAGCAACCTCCTCACCATCAGCAAGCAATACATCAACTACATAAGTAACTTCATATCTAGCATTTCCAGTAGCTGCAGGTATTGTATAAGAAGTACCTGTAAGAGTAACACCAGGATTTGCTGGAGTTCCTGGAATTCTCTGACTATTATAATGAACAGTTTCTAAACCTGGGCCTTTAGGCCCCCTTGGTAAACATACAGCTGTACTACAAGATTTACAACCATTTGAACAATCACACATATTAACAGTTTTTACAATTTATTTCACTAAGGCTATTTATAGCCGATAGCAAATCTTTAAATTTAGTTGTTTTATAGCAGCAAGCTGCTGCTTTTAATCCTTTTAATAAGATAAATGCCAATAAAGCATTATCTGTTTTATTACCAGTATCACATTTGCAATTACAACTTTTAGAGGAAAGACCTGCTATAAGTTTGTCAACCTTGCATTGTACTTGGCAATATAAAAATATCTCTTTACACTCTTGAATACTTCCTGCTGCAGTGGATATTACCCACTTAAAAGAGTACACCCCATCAACAAAAGAACCAGAAAGTCCTGCCATAACAGAAGTTATACAAACCTCAGTAGTTCCTGCAACAACATAAGAAGTTAAGTCAATTGTGTATATTATCCCATTTTCATCTTCAATATATAAATAAGAACTAGTTACATCAGTTCTTGCTGGGTTAGGGGCTCCCCACCCTCCAGGGTTTGTTGTGGCATCATAGTCACCAGTAATATCTGTGAATTTTAATTCATCACATTTAGTTTGACATATTGTAAAATCTGGAGTTAACATTTATTTAATTAGTTTAAATAAAAAGGGGAAGGTAAAAGAATTACCCTCCCCCCTTTATATGTTAAAAATATAGAAATGAAATGTATTTCATACATTACACTGCCAAAGCAGCCTGTGGTCTAACAACTGTAGCTAGCCAAGGGTTTAGCTGTGCAAGTACATTTGTTGTTTGTGCAGCTCCTTCTGGAATTGCAATATAAGTCAACGCTTTTGCTGGTTTAGTTCCTGATACCGGATAATCTTCTGATACATTAAAAGATTCTATTGCAAGTAAATCATAATTTGCAGTTGAATCAGCATCTGATCTACCAACAGCTGCTGGGAAATTAACTCTGTTAATTGCACCATCAAATCCTTGACAGAACCATTCTAGTTCAGCAACTTGTTCACCTTTCCCAGAACCTTTATCAGCTGCAGTTTTTGGGTCAGTTAGGGTGGTTGCTCCGAATCCTGTACCTAAAGATACCTCAAAATCCATTACATTCCACTCATATAGTGGGAGATTCCATTCAAGAGGTCTACCATCTAATCTTACTCCATAATCAGCACCTGTATTAACTACTGTTGCAGAAACACCATAAAATTCTTCATTAGTAATGGCATTTGCAAAATATGTAGCAATTTCTAACTGAGTAGCAGCCGATCCTGTAGAGTAAAAATATACTCTTTTAAGTAACTGCTCAGAGAAAACTTCTTTATCATTCTTATAAGTAATTGTCAACTTATAGTTAGTAAATGGTTGTGCGTCTATAGAACCAGCAGCAGCAACATCATCATGTCCTACATAGGACTGTTGTTCCACACTGTCTCTAAAGCTAACACCACTTGCGGTTACTATTTGAGACCCATCAATTGTTACACTTGATGTCATAGGTTGAGTACTACCTACGCCTCCTCTTCCTTGTACAATTGTAATATATCTTGAATCTGCAAAAGTGTCACCAGGAGGAAGGGGTGTACCGTCTTCTCCCAAAACTAATACTTCTCCATCGGCAATAAAAGTTGCCAACGCATTATCATTAACTTGAACACCAACTGTTCTAGCAATATCTTTTCCAATTAAAAGTCTGCTTGTGTTATCTGATTTAAACATTTTATTTTATTTTAATTTATTATACTATTCTAATTCTTAAAGCCCCTGCATTATGATAGAGTTCTCCAATTTCAACCCCACCTGTAGCAGCAGCACCATCGTTTGCAAAATCTTTAGCTTCAATATTATTTACATATTTAATTATAGGATTCACATCTTGGGCTCTCACCATTATATTTTCTCCTACACCTTCTACTAAATCATCTTGCCTATATTCTTTTCTAATTGTTTTAAAACTTGACATTTTATTCTATTTGATTTAATTCATTTTTATTAACTGAGTAACTTGGGGATTCTATGTCAACTAGAGCCTCTATCACTGCCATTGCTACAATTTCCCTGTGAGTATGATTAGATAACTCACAATTAACATCTGCAATTGGGATTGGATATTGACTTCCATATTGAATAGAAACAGGTGTTTTTAAATACCGTAAATAATAATTTGTAATTAAATTACCATCCCCTGTAATTAGTTCAAAAGTTTGCGTCCCCCCAAATAGGTTTAGTTCATATCCTAATCTATGAACTTCCACATCTAAAGGTTTGTGAAAAGGATCCCTCTTTACTTTATTATATCTATCATGTGTTGTTGGAATAACATCTATTCTTTTATTTGATGATGCTCCATTACAGTCAGTATAATTAATAGAAGCCTCTTCTTCTACAGCAAACATATAATTATCAGGGAGGGCAACAAATACACCATTAGGTTTATTATCTGTAGTTGAAGTAAAAGTAACACTCTCAAAATTAGATATGATATTCTTTAAATCATCTAATCTTTTTTGTGTTTCTTCAAGTCCTAGCCTCCTGGGATTATTGCCATAAGCTCTCTGCTTTATAAACTTTTCTTGTGATTGGTTTAACAATATATCAATTTCTTCAGGAAGAAAGTTAGGGTGGGACAAAGAATCTACTTTATCCAACCCTATCTTAAACTCCTGATGCATTGCTGCTACTGTCATGCTTTCTCCTTAACGTCTAATTTACTTTTTAAAGCAATAAATACTTCTTGGTTTTCGTCTTTAGACAAATATGAAATAGTTTCATCTATATCATAACCAATTATATCACCACCCTTTAAACTATATTTAGACCCACTTTTTACTATTGCTCCAATAGCTTTACAATCATCAATAAAAACCTTCATATCAAAATGAGGATCTTTTAAAATATCAATGAAAGATACTGCATCATCTTCAATAGCTTTACCTATTTCAGATTCCAACATTTCTCCTGGAGTATCTTCTGAAACTCTATTGCCAATAACTTTCAAGTAAGCTTTCATTTTTGAATAATTCATTTTATCAAAAAGTTTGTAAGCCTCTTTCTTTATTTTAGCATTTGCAGATGCAACTTTAGCTTCCTGTTCTATACTAGTTAGAACATACTCAGCCAGAGGAGCATCTATTTTTTCAGCTTCAGAGTTAGCAACTAAACTGTGGGCACAGAGTACTTTATACTCAACAGCTTCTGAAGGTATAGAAAGATCAAGAGTTTTACCATCTTTTGAAATTTTAATTCTAAAAGATGACCAATAATCTCTATTATACTTTGAAAGAGCACCTTCTTCAAGTCTCATTTTCTTTTCAAAATACCTTTCCTCTTCTTCAGTTAATCCTGTTAGATAATTTCCCCTGTCGTCTACTTGACAAGCAAGTGACTGAAAACAGTGAGTATATCTGAACTCTCCATCATGCCCCGCAGGAAGCCAACCATTTTTTCTAAATTGCTTAACAGTTACTTTCCCCTTCAAATCTTCTATCATCATACTCATTAATTTTTAATTGTTATTATTAGTTGGAAGCGTATACAAGTTCCGCACAAGACATTGGGTTCTCTATCATTACTGATTGAGTACACATACAATGTAATTCATATCCATCTACTGCAGATGCAGACCCTTTTGAGAAGGATGCATTTGGCCCCAGTGGAGAAGTTGAACCTGCTATATGCCACATATTTTCTTTTCTTCCTTTTGGATATAGTCTTCTAATGTTTTTCTTACCATTAGTAGTACCAAAGTTAAGAACAGTATATCTATAAGATTCTACTGGCCCACCATCTGGGTGCATAAGCCTGTTAGAAACAGGATTATCATACTCAGGAAGATGAATAAGGGTAAACCTTACGCCTTGTGGCCCCATATATTCTCTGTACTGTCCATGAAAATTAAGATTCTGACCAGAACCACCAATTCTAATTCTAGAATCAAGAGGCTGGAATCTAGCTGAATAGTTCTCCAATGCTCTGTGGAATTGAACCATTCCTCTTTCACCTGTCAAAGCAACAAAGTGTCTTTGATCTTCTGGTAGAATGTTAATAGACAAGTTCAAAAGAACTTCCTCCAACCAATCAATTGTAAACTGAGTATACTCAAATTTATAAGCAGGAGAGATTTGTTGCCGAATACCAGCTCCCTCAATAATTGGGAAACCAGAAGCTCCTGACATAATATAAGTATCATCTACAGTCTTATTTGATTCAGAGTAAAGAAGATGTCTATTTTTTTCCTTATACCACTGACACATAAACTCCCATTCTGCATATTGAGTCCAGATCTTTGTAGTCTTATTAGACTTAGGATCCATCATTTCAATAACTAAGGGTCTGTTATGCATATTTCCTGGAATAGTATATGTTTTTCTAAGAGTAGTGAAACTATTCCTCATTCTAAATGGGGAAGTAAAGTGAGTTTCACCAGCAGTTTTAGAAAGAGTTCTTTCCTGTGGAGAATATTCTTTTGATAATTGCTTCCCTTTTGCAAGAAGTGCCGGTGGAATAAACTTAGTTGGATCCCCAGACATTATTTTAACTTCATATGCCCAGTCTGTTCCAGCTGGAGTAGGTTCTGCCATTACTCTTACAGAGAATCGTCTATCATCAAAAACTAGTTTATCTGTGTAAGAAAAATATTTCTCAGACATTACTACTGTAAAGGGTAGATTGTTTACCCCAGGTTTTGTAGCATCTGGAGCAGTGAAAGAAACAATTCCAATTGCTTTTTCATCATCCCCTTTTAAAAACCAGTCATAATCTTTATCTGCCTCTACTTCTTCATCAGCACCCAGCATTGTAAATAATGCATCCATACCATTATGAGAGTAAAGTCCAAATACTCTAGACATTATGCTAGAGACTAAGGTGGGCTCCTCATTGAATACTGACCCCAAATGGTTGTCAGTAGTAAGGCCTGCCCAACTTTTTTGTTCGTATACTTGTAAAGTATTTATTGTTTGTTTTGCCATTTTTGTAAATTATTTATATCTATTTTAAAATTTTAAAGTCCTTTCATTGCATTTCTCATAACACTAACATCAAGACCTTTTAATGTTTTTCTTTTAACTGAACTAGAATTTCTATCAGCATTTTTAGCCTTTTCTTTTAAATTCTTAGTTGCTTTGGTTTCTGCAGAAGTTGTTAATACATCCCAATTAATTTTATCATCTTTAGCCATAGCAGTAGCTAAATAAGCAACCACCAAATCAAAATCAGGATTTGATTCCCTAAACCTCATAACAGCATTTTTACCACTTCTGTCAAATTTTGTTATACCATTATATACATCTTTTTTCTGCTTATCAGAAAGAGAAACTCCAGGTATAATTTCATTTTTTGAGTAAATATCGTTTTTAAGGGTAGTCATAGCAGAATCATATTGATTCCTTCTTTCCTGCTCTTCATGTTTTTGTTTGGCTATTATATTTTCCCTCTCCCTTTGTTGTATTGCAGAAAGTTTTTTGACTGCTCTTTTTGATTGCTTTTCTAATAATCCAGCAACCTCTGCATCTTCAACTAAGTCTTTAATATCCTCCTCAGACTCTCCCTGATATTGATAAAGATCAATTAATAACTTTTTTTGAAGGTTTTCACTTTCTTCAATATCTTCTTCTTTAATAGAATGATATTCAATAACTCTTTTATCAGCCCTTAGCAAATCGAAAACATTTACTCCTTGTTCATGATTATCTATTAAATATCTTATTTCCTCTGGTAAGTCTTCTTTATATTCTTCGAGAGCAGATTTAACATTATTATCTATTTTTTCTTTTGTTTTATCTGCAAACCACTGTAAATCCTTTTCTTCAGGATCATCATCATTTAGTTCTATAATACCAGCTTCTGCAAAATTTTTCCAAATCTCTATATTTTCATTACTAGTCTTTTTTTCGTGGAAAGAACCATCATCGGTATCATCTTCCCCCCTCACCCCAATAGTGGGCTTATCATTAGAGAACTCTACAACATCTTCTTTATTTTCTCCTTCTTTTGTATCTTCTGAGGTGTCTTCACTAATAACTTCATTACCCTCATTAACTTCTGGCTCCTCTTCCCCTGTCCTCACTTCAAATTGTGTTCTTGTGGATTCTGCTAATAAATCTTTAGAATTATCTTTTTTCCCATCTTTATCAAAAGATAATAGTCCTAAATCAAGTCCTTCTAAAGGATCATTATATTCAACATTTTCCATTCCATCGTCTGCCATATCAATTATTTATTTTATTACAAAAATACGTATATTTTATACATATATAATATTTTATATTATTTTAAATGCTCTTTTTATAGCTTATTATTATTTATCCCCCTTGGATATAAGAATTTGAACCATTCCTTTTATCTCAGAAGTATCTGTTTTAATAGCTGTTATTTGGTCATTAATTGTTTTAATTTCAGAAGCACTCTCTTTTTGAAATTCTTTTAAATCATTTTTCACAATATCAATTCTTTTATTTAGTATTTCTGTTTGTACTTTTATTTCTTCCTGAAATTGCCTTTTAATAGATACCCTACTATGTTTTGCAGCCAAACTTTCTTCTTTTGCGTCTGCTTGACAAGAATCTATGTGCCTGTCTACCGTTTCTAGCCTGTGCTTTAGTTTTTCTATGGAGCCTTTCATAGTGAACCACCCTCCTAAGACGCTTATAACCAACGTAATTATATAGATTACGTCTTTTCCATTGAAATGAACCTCTTCCATTCCACTTATTACGTCCAATACTATCATTTCAGGCAATAATTACTACATCACCATCAGTTAGATACCCTCCTGAATTAGCCACTATAAGATCTTTAAGCCATCCTTCTACTTTAGAGAAAGCCCCTGCTTCAGTTTCCAGAGATGCTTGTTCTTCAACAGTCATTTCTTTTAAATAAGCAGATGACATATCTTTTATTTGCCCTGACATTGTTGGTTCAGGTGCTCCTTCCACTCCATTCCAGTAGTCATCTCTATCCTGTACAGAAAGAAACACTAAAAGAGGTCTGAACTCTATATTTCTAGACCCTGCTATAAAGCAGGTAGACCATGATACAACAGCACCTGATGGAATAGTTAATCCATCTGCTCTGTTTAATGCTTTATTTATTTGTAATCCCATTTTATTTATTATTAAGCTTTATAATTTCTATGTAGTACGAAATTTGCACTATAAATATCATCTCCTCCGTTTAACACATTGTATTCGTGAGTAATATCTAATGTATTTGAAGCGGTTGTATCTATTGTTTGCACATCTTGAAATAAATATCCATAAACTTGTCTGCTGCCATCCTTTGTATATACAAAATTTCCATTTGTACAAATACTTCCTGTTGCTCCTATTGTGGCAATAGTAAAATCTAATTCAAGTTCCCATCCTTGGTCTGTTGCAGTGTCTAAATCAAATACTCCTGTTGATGCTAAAACTGTTGTGCCTGTTTTGATTCTGATAATTATTTCAGTTCTACCTCCACCACCTGTTGCATTTAACTTACCTCCTATTTTAGCGTGAAATGAATCTCCAACTGCAAAAGCATTTGCAGGTATAGATAGAGAGCCTACACCTCCTCCTGTTTGTATCAAAGTTTGTTCACCTGCTGTAGTAATTGGTGTAAGTGCAACAGTTTGAGCATACAATCCATATAAATCCCCAAACCCTTTCCAAGAAGTACCATCATTATAGTGAGGTCTGTCTGCATCAGAAGCGTGAACTATTAACCCCTCTGCTGGAGTTGATATAGCTGCCATTTGTGCTGTTGTCATTTTTGGTGGTAAGAATCCTCTTGTTGTAGAAACTAATTCCATACAAGCAGAAGTATCTAAACTATAGATAGCAAATCCATCATCTCTATAGAATATCCCCTCTTGTGTATTTGTAGAAACTAACTTCATTTGAGCATTACTTCCTGAACCTTGATTAGCATAAAATGACATTCCTGCGTCAGACCCATTATTTCCTGCAATATCATACCAAGAGTGTCTTATTTTCCCCACTATATAAATATCTCTCCACCTTGACGATGTGCTTGACCCACCCAAATCCGCTTGTAGTAATGCTCCACTTGAGTTTAATCCATAAAGTTGAGCGTTTGCTCCTGAGAACCCCCATCTGAACGGTGCAAAATCCATTTCTCCGTCTGATGCTGATGACACAAGCATTCTGTTGGAAATTGGTGCTGAACCACTATTTATAACTGCACCATTTAAAGCATATCTACCTACAGGAATCCAACCATCAGTAGGGTGAATATATTCAGGTGCTGATGAGGTATTGGAATAGGCCATTATTCCAGGTGCTGCTGCTGGGAGTGAAACACTTGGATCAGCGTGTCTTGGCATTGAGAAACCTAATGTAGCTGAATTAATGCTGAATATCACATTAGGGTCTGCTGTACCACCAACATTGATTACACCAGCAGATTCTTGCATTATAGAGGCAACAAAGCCTCCTGCATTATCTGTTACTTGATGTTCATTTGCTGTTCCTGCAGATCCTGCTCCTCCAGAACCACTGGATACAGCAGTAATTCTCCCCTTTTCATCTACAGTAATATCTGCTGTAGTATAACTTCCAGGAACTGCACCTGTATTAGATAAAAAAACAGGAACATCACCAGTTCCACCACCATCAATTCCTCCAGAAGTGATAATACTAGTAACTCCTGTAGCTGCTTTTAAATCTTCAATTATTGCTCTATAAGTATCTACAGTAAATTGCAGTCTCCAGCCCTCTTTTCCTTGTAAAGGTTGTTTTCTTTCTAAATCTATTTCTGTGTTTAAAGCCATTTTTCTTTATTAGTTTTTTAAGTATGCTCTAAAAATATATCAAATTTATATGTTTTAGTTGCTGCTGTTGCTGGAATTATAATTATAAAAGTATAGTAATAACTAGATGCGGCCCCAACTCCTATTAAATCTGTTTCTGCTGGAGGAACATGAACTAAATTACTAGGTTGTATTTTATAATATGTACTTACATCTCCAATTTCTGCAGGAGAGTTTAATGGCCCTGTAGGAACTGTACTTGCTCCAGTATTAAAATTTACACCAGAAGCACTATAATTATTCATTCCTCCTCCCAAATTATTATAAGCAACTTTTCTTTGTATTATAGGTAAATTTGCACCATCAGCAGGAGTAAAATTTGAATAAACTTTTGTAGTAACTAAATTTACTGCAGGATTAAAAGTTTCTGCCCTCCAGTATTCTATACTAGGGGTAAAAGTTAAAGCAGTACTACCAGTTATATTTATATCATCATACCAATTAGGGCCAGGAGGATTTATTAATTGAAATCCCGGAACTCCTACCCCATAAGCCGAAGTTTGAACCCCATTTGTATGTGCAACTTCAATAGTAGGTAATTGAATTTGACCTACAGCAGGAGGGCTCCAAGTCCAGGCTCCAGGTAAAGGATTTTCAGTACAATAAAAAGTATATACTTTTCCATCAGGAGGAATTTCTGCATATCCATTAACTACTCCATTAATCTCTCCCCCAACAATAGAAGGAAAAACTAAAATTGGAATAGTAGCATTATTTATAAAAACTGTTTGTTTACCAGTTACTGGATTTGGTAATCTAGTTGCTAAATCTGACGCTGTTGCTGTAGTAATTATATTTATTCCATAAATAGCTTGAGAAGTAGATGCATTAGTTGTTCCCTCTAAAACTAAATTATCATTTACTTCTAAAGTAGATCCTTTTATAGAATCTTGTATATCTTTAATAATAGCAGAATAGGTTTCTACTGTAAAATCTATTCCATATCCTTTTTTACTTTGTATAGGTTTTTTAGAAAAATCTATTTCTGTGTTTAAAGCCATTATTTAGTTTTGTTTTTTAGCTTGCTTTAATTTCTTCTCTTCAATATTTTTCTTATTTTCAATTTCTTTATCCTTTTGGTCTAGTTTTTTCTCCTCAATGTCTAATTTTCTACTATTAAAAGCATTTTGAGCTTTTAATTTTTCAATCTCTAATTGATCAGGTATACCATTATCATTTGAATCTTGGTCTTCAACATGCCTAAACGAATTAATTTCAGCAACTTTTATTTTAGTTTGGTTGTCATTATTTATTTTATAATATTCTTTTTCAAGTTCTTGTTGTGCAGCAGCGTTGGCTGCTTTAGAGATTTGTTGCTCATGTTCGTTCTGTCTTTCTTGTTCCTGTTGCCTCATAGCATTCATTTTATCTTCAGACTCTTTTAATTTAGATTTAACATCAGCCAAAGATTTGGATGCATAGACATCAGCAATACTAGAAAGCATAACTCTATCATTTTGAAGGGCAGCGTGTGTTAGTTGTTTTAATGCATCTAAAGCCTCAAGGTCTGTTGAAGCATCAGAGATAAATACACCATAATCAGCATTTACAAATTCATTTCCGTCTATAGAAAAGAAAGTAGATCCTAAATCATCCCCAACAAACTGAAACTTTTTACTTTTCCCTTCCCAACATTCTTTTGCAATTTCCACCAACCCAGTTAAGACTCTTTGTTTAGTCCAATTATGAACCCTAAACCACTTCTCAGTTATATGTGAGGATTGCACAACTGCTCTTTGGGTATTCCCAACTCTTTCAGAGGTTGCTATTGCCCCCATTCTTTGATCAGTTACTCCTGATAGTTCTTGTAGTTTTTGTTCAATATATTCTAATATTTGAATATGACCACTTATAGCTTGACCGGTTTCAAGGTCTAATACTTTATTTTGTGTAGATATATTACCAGCAAGTTTGCCCGTAGACTGCCCCTTCTTCCCTTCATTAAAAGAATCAACAAAACCAAACTTCATTGCAGATGCGTAATACATCCATTTTTCCACATCCCAATCTTCTGGAATAAGGGACATATCAATTAAAGCAATTTTCCCTTGGTTGGCTGCAATTAATAATTCTGTCCTATACCACATTACAATATACATATAAATCCAAGGAACCAATCTATCCATTAAGGAAACTGATTGTGAATTATTAGCATTGTAAACAGTACCTACATATCCAGAAGAGCATCTTGAAACATTATCCATTCTCCTGAATTGAACATTTTTAGGTTGAATACTGACATAAATATCATCCCCTATTTTTGTCCCTTCCCAGTATTCATTGATCCAAAAGCTTTTTAACTTTTCCCCCTTTTTAGGTTTATATATTTCAGAAACAATTGTAGATTGCTCCTCCCCATTTTCATCTATAAATATTTTTTCATATACCTTAAGCTTGGATTTCCATGTAACATGACAAACCCTAATGTTTCCATCAGGGTCATAAATATTATTAAAAAAATGTGAGGATGTTCCACCATCATGAGTTCCTATAAACTGTCTTTCAGGGACAACTAAATTCTCATCCCTAAAATGAGATACTTGATCAGGATTTTCATCTTCTAATTTATCAATTTCTCCAGGGGTTAATTCCTCATAATACTTATCAACTACCTCTGAAATTGTCATGTATGTTTGTTCAACAATAATTTCAGCATCATCTAAGTGATAAGAATTGTGAGGTAGTATAGCATCTATTTCTACAGGATTACATCTCCTAACTATAGGTTCTTGTGCTACTTTTTCCAGTTTATAAATTTCTTCCCCAGCTAATAAAACATCTTCCCAACCTATTTGGAACATTTCATCCAATTTCAAGTCATAGTGAAGATAATTTAAGGCTTTAGCTGCAATTGATTCCCTCATTTCTTGATACTCATATTTAAAGTATTTCTGAATAGAGGAAACAGTGTCGGGGGACTGCTCTTGAGCTTCGCCTTCGGGAGAGATTATACTTGACAACCTTTCTTGAAGAACTGCTTTGATGGCCTCTTTCATTTTAACCTCTTTTGCAGAAATACTATCAGCATCTACTGACTTAACTACATAGGCAAAATGTCTTTTAGACTCTTCTCCAAACAATAAATCAAAAATAGGGGTTGCTATTGGGTAATACTGCATATTAGCTGGGAAATCATATCCATCTTCCAGTATCCCAAAAGGGTTACAAACATATTCTAAATCTTCTTTGTCAAAATCACCATTATACAATCCATAATTTCTTATTTTCCTATATTTAGGACTTCTCCTGGTATTATCATATAAAGAAGTAGAATGTAGGGCAGCATCTATACAATCTTGCCCCCATTTTTCA